TTCGCACATCGAGCAGTCGCGAATGTAGCGCGTCATGACGTGCTCGCATTGGGGCGGCACGCCATTCGCTTGAAGGAGCATAGCAATTTCGCCCTGCAGATCCGCGTGCGCAGTTGCCGTCAATTTGACGCCGTGCTTGCGCACCCACTCGGAAACTAGGTGATTCAGGTTGATGGACATGGGCGTCACCTGTCTAATAACTGCGGTTCAATCGGGCGCAAAGCCTTATGTCTTCGTGCCTGTTTTCTATGCAATCGATTAGACACCGCTCCGCGCAAAGCCTTATACTGATTGGCTTACCCCTGTCTCGACCATGCTGATTTGGGATCAGAGGGTCGAAGGTTCGAATCCTTTCGCTCCGACCAGTATTTACAAGGCTTTGCAGGTAACGCGGTTTAAGGTGTCTAATGCAATGTCTAACGGCTGTCTAATAAATTTGGCTAGCCGATCACGTCGAAGTCATCTTCCGACGGCGGGTTGCATACGTGCTGCTTGAGTCGGTTGTGCTCGACGCGCTCGTTTTCGAACAGGCGCCATCCTTCAGATTCTTCGCGCCACTTCAAGCCGGCCATCCCGCAGTTCTTGCAAGTGACGCACCATGTGTTGCGGCGCGCGCGGAAATAACTACCGTTGTCGATCATCTGGTCGATAAGGTAATCTGCGTACTCACCCATCACGCGCTCCTAGGTATGCGCAGCCGGACATCTGATACCGGCACTTCGCGCTGCTTCAAATAGATCTGCGTCGTCTTCGTGTCGCTGTGTGCGGCCGCGATTTTCAACGCCTCGATGTCGTACCCGGCGCGCTCTGCGTCGGTGAGCGCTTTCGCGCGAATATCTTTCACAGTGTAATTCTCAGCCGTCAGCGCGGCGCGCTCACATGCGCGATCCCACGCCGAGCGCACGGCCGTGGCGCCGTACGGCTTGCCGTCGAGCGCGTGGATCACTGGCGTCTCGCCGATACGCTGCACGCCGTCGATCTCGCGCACCCGGTCGAGCACTGCGGCGATCTCGGGCGTGATTGTGAAGTCGACGGCCGCGCCGCTGCTGTCTTCCGTCTTGCTCGGTACGAAGTGGATCACGCCCGCCGCGCGGTCGACCTGGCTCCACGTCAGCGCGCGGATATCCGTCGAGCGCTGCGCGGTCAGGAAGCACAGGTCGACGAAGCACTGCATCATCGGGCCGGTGTTCACACGGCCGGTGATCGTCTTGCCCGCGCCGGTCGTGTAGGTGTAGATCAGCATCGCGTCGCGGATGCGCGCGAAGTGCTCGTCGGTGATATACGTCTTGCGCGCCTTCGGCTTCTTCAGCTTCACTTCGCCGCAGGGGTTCGTGTCGCGGCGGCCGTTGTCGACGCACCACTGAAAGAAGCCTGACAGGAACGCGCGCATGACGCGCTGCATCGACAGCTTGTCGGCGTACTTCACCTTCAGCCAGTTCGTGACGTGCGTCGGCTTGACGTCAGCGACGTTCACGTTTCTGAACCCCTTACCGGCGTACTCGCCGTACTTCGGCCATGCTTTCTCTTTGTGCTGATGTTTGCGCTCGCGCACGTACTGATCGATTAGCGGGCGCATGTCGCCGACGCCTTCGGGCCGCTCGACCTTCTTACGCTCAGCTGCGAGTCGTTCGACGAGTGTCGTCTCGCTATCAGTCAGCGCGCACAAACGAATCCATTTTCCCGAGACGGGCTCGGACCAATACCAGGCGCCATGCTTCTGATACACGCGCGGATATTTGGCTTTTTTGCGCTCGACCATGATCAATCAAAACAGAGTTCAACCGCAGCCGGCGCGCTCGCGCCAAGGCCGTTCTTCTTTGCGTTCAATGCTTCGAACGTCTGCCAGGTGACGATCAGCTTGCCGTCACCAGCTCGCACGACGTCGACACCGAACGTCAGCTTGAACCATTCGGCTTGCTTCGAGTGGCGACGCTTGCCGGTGACGCGCACGAGTTCGTCTTCAGTCATGAGTTTCACAGAAACCCCACGATATGGGCAATGCCGGCGACCGAAAGAAACAGAACGCCCGACGCAATGCGGATGATGTAATTCAGCGTGTCGATGTTGTCGACGTCGGCCGGGGTGATCTCGCGGTTCACGCTGCTCTCCTGGACGTGCGCAACGCGGAAAATCGATTCATCTCCCGGCAATACTCGGACAGGTCGCCCGTCATCAGGACGGTCGGGTAGGGCGCGGCGACCGGCGCCGGGGCGCTCGTGTAATAGACGTAGTGCGCGTGCGCCGAGTCGTGGTCGACGTCTTCCCGTGCGCGGAACACGCGTCCCGCCGCGAGCATCGCTGGCAGCGTTCTGTCCAGTGCGCTGTTGTACGTCAGCCCGAGCCGCAGCCTTATTTGTTGACGCGTCATGCGGCGCCCGTTTTCGAGCACGCGCTCGATGTCTTCGGGTTTGATGTGTATTTGTGCGGTCATATCAATGGGGCCATTTCTTCAATCATTCGGTCGACGGCTTCTTTCGAGTCGATGCAGCCGTACACCGCGCAGCCGAGTTCGCGAAACCGGTCGTGCTCGCGCATTTGCGCAGCGCTCGGCTTCTTGCCGGGCGCCTTGCACTCGGCGAAGGCGATCGCGCCACCGGGGAAAATGCAGATGTCGTCGAGCACGTTCCGCCGGCCCGGGCTCGTGAACTTGTACGCCCGCCCGCCGATCGCTTTCATGCGATCTTTGAGGTAGGCTTCGACGTCACGTTCAAGCACGGCGCACCCAAGACACGAAAGCGCCGATCCCGAGCAGACCGCCGAACACCAGCGCGCCGACCAGGATCTTTGCGAACCAGAAGATCGCGCAGGCGATGAGGAAATTAAGCACGACGCCCGCCAATTTCCATGCGCATGAGATCAGCCGAAATCGCCTCAGCCTGCCGGCGCAGCTTCGTCTCGCGGCGGATCGTCTCGCGCCGCACGGCGAACGTGTAGTCGAGTTCGCGCTTGAGTTGGCGCAGCTCGCGCTTGAGTAACCAGCGTTTGAAATATTTCACAGCGCACCTGTCGTGGTGATCGCGCAGCCCTTGATGCCGCGCAGGTTGTTGAGATCCGCCATACGTTCGTCGACGGTCTTTTGCGCGGCGGTGTGGGCGATGGCGTTGCCGATCCCGAAGTCGCCGAGTATCGCCAGCACGTCGAGCCCTGAGAACTCGGCTTGCTTGTCGATGGCGTGCTGCTGGCCTTGCGTCTTCGCGATTTCGAGATCGATCTCGCGGCACGACATCGTGGTCTTTTCGAAGTCGGTGACCTGGCCGGCTTGAACAAATTGCTTCGTCGCGCAACCCGAAAGGGCTGCGGCGAGAGCGGCTGCTAACAGAAGTTTTTTCACGGTGATCTCCTAAGGTCTTGTTCGGTGTTACCTAACACGACTCAACTATAGGATGTTCGGCAGCGCCTGACAAGTACTTTTTAAATAAATTCGTTGTACCCGACTGACGTCAGGATTTCGCCGGCTTCCCGGATGTACCAATCGAGATCCACGTCGTCGGGAACGGCCGCCGGGAGTTCCATCAGGGGCTTGGCGCCTTCGGATCGCGCGACGGTGTAGCCGTTCAGCTTGTACTGGATCACGCCTTCGACGCCGCGCGCGTAGTACCAGCGCACGGCCTTGCCAAGGAACACACCGTCTTTATGCGCGCCGCCTTTCACCTGGCGGATCGTGACGAACTTGCGGATGTCGTCGCAGGCGCCGATCGTCTGCTCGACCGGCGTACCCTTGCGCAGGAACGCGACGGCTGCCTCGGTGCAGATCTCGTTTGTCGGGTTCTTCTGCAGCCCGGCCGGGGTGTAAGCGCCTTTCGATTTGTAGCCTTTGCCGTCTTCGCGCAGCGCGATGTAATTGTTCACGTCGCGCGAGTAGAGCGCCGCGTAGTGCGTCGCCTCGGTGTCGAACCCCGTCGCCATTTCCCATTCGAATACGAGCCAGTCCATATCGAGCTCGCGCGAGCGCGGGCACTTGATGACAAGGCCGTCGGTGTTCGCGCTGACGACCGCGATACCGTTCGCCTCAAGGCTTTCGATCAGCATGAGCAACGCGAGCTGGCCGGTGATCGTCGTCTGGATCAGCAGATCCGGCGAGTAGAGCGCCGACCACTTGCTGCCGAACTTGCCGAACGAGCCGTTGATCGTGATCTTGAGACTGTCGGCCACGACCTTATCGCCGTTGCGCTTGGCGGCGAGGCGCCGCTCGACGATGCCGCGGTAAACCTTCAGGAACGACTCGCCCATATGCTTCGGGTAGAGTCCCTGCAGGATGATCGCCGGGTAATAGCTCGTGACGTCGCGGTCGACAAGGATCGTGTCGGCGTCGGCGAAGTGCGCGATCGTCGATTCGGTCGAGTGCAGCCCGCCGATGCCCATCTTGTATCGCGACCCGCCGATCGGGATCACGGCTTCTTTCAACTCGGTCGGCATGTCGACTTTGCCGGCGCTCGACACCACGAAGTCGGCGCGCTGCACCATCGCGAGCGTTTCCTGCATTCTCGGCGTGGTGAACTGGATGTAGCCCGGCGTGCGGTACTTGAACACCGTGCCGGGCTCGACGAGCGGCCGCTCGACGTCGTGGCCGAGAAGCTTCGACATGCTCTTTTTGATGACGGCTTCGGCGACTTGCGCGTCGGATTTGCTGCGCAGTTCGATCTCGTATTCGTCGGACATGCGAGCGCGCAGATCGATCTGCGGCTTGAGTTTGTTGTAAAGATCGATGGTCGTCTGCAAGTCGTTGCCGCAATACTCGCGCAGCCTTTCCCGATCCGACTCGGAGATCAGCGCCGACGGCTCGATCGGCAGGTCTTGCATGCGCTGGCAGTGCAGGCGGCCGCCGTAGATCTTGAGACTCGCGATACCGGGCGCGACTTCGATCAGATCGATGTGATCCATTTTCGGCACGCGCACATTGAACTGCTTTTCGAATTGCCAGTAGCGCACGTTGTTCAGAATGATCGCATCGCACCCGGCTTTGATCGCGGCGTTCGTCGCGCCTTTGCAGGCGAGCGCGAGCAGCGGCACGTCGAACCCGTTGCCGTTGAAACTGACGACCGGGTATTGAGTCAGGATGCGCATGACGCGCTCACCCTCGAACGGGTGGCCGTCGAACTGCTCGAAGTACACGGTTTTCCCTGTCTCGATGTTGCGGAACATGACAAGGAAATAGTTCGTGTAGACCTCGCAGTCGAAAACGACAGGTGATTTTTTGGTCATGCCGTGTCTTTCAACTCGTTCAGTTCGGCTTCGAGCGCGTCAACCTTATCGTTGAGTTCGGTGATCTCGACGTGCAGGTCGTCGTTCTCGGATTCGAGCGACCTGATCTGTCGGTCCAGTTCGTCGATCTCGTTCTGATCAGGCTCGACTACCGTCGCGAACCGCCGCGCGGCTTCGACCGTAGCGTCAGCGTCGTCGGGGTTTGCGCCAAGCGCGCGACGCAGTTCTTCGTCAGCCCAGCTTCCGTAGTTCATACAAACGCTCCAATACCGATCACGGCGATGAAAGACACGAACCCGCCGAGCAGGCCGGCGAACACGTTGCGGCGCGCGTAGGCGCCGACCAGCACGCCGACTTGCGCGACGAGAACGGCGACGAGGAAAAGATCGACTGTCATGTTGAGTTCCGGTTAGGTGTCCTAAAACGGCAGTGCCTTGAATTTCCGCTCAATTCTTACGTCGTTCGCGGTTTGCGCATGCTGCCGTCGTTGAAGCTCTTTGCGGGCGACGGCAGTTAGCGATTCAAGGCTTTGTATCCGCGCTGCCGGCGCGACTCGGAGTGAACGACCCGCTAAAAATCGTTGCTGAAAGGATCGGCCCGGGTGTGATCTGCGGCGCCGACCGCCGCGTGACCGATCCTTTCAGCAACGCCCGGTGCGGGGACACCGGGCGCGGCTTTTACTGCGCGGCTTCTACGTCGATGCGCGAGTGCAGCGCCGTGAAGAAAGCGTCGGCTGCGTGCTGCAGTTGCTCAGTCCACTGCACGATGTCGGCCAGTTCGGACACCAGTCCCGATTCGAGGATCGACAGCACTTCGTGCTTGTCCTTCGCGTCGAGCGTCGAGCCGTCACCTGCCGTGGGGCCACCAGTCGGCGATGCGCTCACCGAGTCGGTCGACGGGGTTGCGACGACAGCGACCGGCGTCGCGGCGTCAGCCGCTGCGGAATCGGCGACACTCGCAGGCGTAGCACTGACCGAAGGGGCGGTGCTTGCATCGACGTTTCCCACGTCAGCGGTTGCCGGTGCGGGCGAGGCGTCGACGGATACCGGCGAGGATTCGGTCGACGAGTCCACGTTTGGGACGGGCGGCGCATCCGAAGCGGGTGCAGCCGTAGAGGTACCCGCCGCAGCAACGTTTCCCGCGTCACCAGTGGGCGCGACATCGGCCGTACTGGCTGCAGGCGCAGGGTTTCCCGCGTCACCAACCTGAGCCGTCCCAGCATCCACGGCAGAACTGACCGCCGATGATGCGTCGACAGAACTTGCACCAGCGCTCGTTGACGGTGAGGGCTCGACCGGGGCCGCGTTTCCCGCGTCAACCGCCAAGTCGGTGCCAGGCGTCGGCGTCGACGGTTGCGAATTCGTCGAACCAGACGAATCTGACGCATCCACGTTTCCCAAGTCAGCGACACCAGTCGTGGAGGGAGAAGCGTCGCCACTCATCAAACCAGCAGGCGACGACGCTTCGACGTTTCCCGAGTCAACCGGTGCATCGCTCGGGGCCGCGGGCGCCGCTGACGACGTATCGGTTGTGGATTCGGTCGTGCCAGATGTGACCGACGGGGCCGTCGCCGACACAGCGCCATCGGTCAATTCGTTTCCCGCGTCGGTCACTTCGAAGTCGGGCTCGTTCGTGAAGTCTGCGGCCGGTGCGTCGAATTCGTCGCCGGTGATCTTGCTTTTGATCTTTGCCATGATGCGATTCCTCTGTGTGATAGTTACCCCGCGCCGAAGGGTGGCGCCGGGCTCCCTGCGCGATCTTTAGCCGAGTTCGTCGGTGGCTTCTTCCGGCGCTGCGATCGATTCGAACTCGTCGTCGGTCACCGGCGAGCCAGCGCTGAAGGCGTCGCCATCCTTGACGAACTGAACGCCGCGCAGCGTGGCGCGGATGCCCTTGCCGAACTTGTTGTCTTGCGCCCAAATCTCGACCGTGGCGTTGACGTAGCAACCTGCGTACGGCTTGCCGTCGCTGACCGTCAGCGGCGACTTGTCGCGGTCGATGATGATCGGGCGGCCCTTGTCCTGGTTGCGCGACGCCGACAGCACGAAGTTACCTTCGTACCCGTCGTACTCTTTCAGGCTGCCGTCATACCAGCAGCACTTTTGCGGGTTGCCGGCGAGCGACTTGAGCGTCGCGTCGGCCTTCGTCTTCCACGCATCGGCGGCGATTTGCGCGATGACCTTCTGCATCGTGGTTTTCTTCCACGTACCGTCGGTCTGCTTGAACATCACCGGCTGGTCTTCTTCCTGCAGGAACGCGGCGCGGTACGAGAACGGGCCTTGACCTTCGTACTGTTTCGCTTCGAACAGATCGGGGAACGACAGCCGGGCGGATTGGAGTTGAACGATTGCCATTGTCAAACCTCTTTAAAGAACGTTGGATATTTCGATTGGACGCGGGCGATTGCTGTCTGAAGGTGAGCGTTGCGCGCGGCCGGGTTATCAATCAGTCTTGCTTCTCTCGCCGCCCGGGCCAACATCTCTCGCGCGTCGGGCGGCAAGCACGCGCTCAGTCCATTCGGTTGTGTGATCGGGTCGCGGGCGTTCATTTCGGCGGCTCCACAAGTCCGCGCCATCTGTCGTCGTGGAACATCGGCCAGCCGAGCCACTTGCGCCCGTCCCATTCAACTTTCTCGAAGTCCGCAGTGCCGTCCGCCCACTGAATGCGGACTTCATAAACACCCCTGTGAACCGGGTTCGTAAGCGCGGGTAGCCATTTGGTGCGCTTCATAGATCGACGTGTTTTCATGGCTTGTCCAGTTCAGCGATCAGCGTGTCGGCGTGCATCAGCGCGGTTTCCGCTGCGACGACCGGCTGCCCGATGTAATAGTCGGCCGCGAGCAAACCCTGCAGCGCGTGGATCGCGATCGTTTCCCGGCGCTCTTTCGTGTTCAGCACGCGCCGCTCGACTTCAGCTTCGAACGCTTTCACCATCTTTACGGCTTCGGCTCGTTGTCGACCGTGGCCGACCAGGATCTCGATCAGGTCGCGGTTTGTCATGACAGATCGTCCCCGTCGTCGACAACTTCGAAGTCTTCCGCGACCGGGACGATGACGAGCGCGGGGCGCTTGTCCGACTCGGGTGCGACGGACGGCGAGCCGTTCGGCTGCACGATCAGCGCTTCGGCCTTCTTCCAGCGCCGCGGCGAATCCTTCGCGAGCAGCTTCTCTGCTTGCGTCGGGCTGATCACCTTGAACGAATACATTTCGTCGGCCTTCAGGCGCATCGACTTGAGCAGTGCTTCGGCTTCGTCGGTGCTCGACCACTTGCGTGCGCCCTTACGGCCTTGGACCAGCTTCGTGCCGGGAACCGTGCCGCCGTTGAGCAGTTCGGCTTCGATCCGCGCCAACACCGCCTTGCCGAACATCTCGATCAGGGGCAGCGCCGGGTAGACCTTGCCGAGTTCTTCGCTGTCGAGCAGGTCGACGACCGTTGCGATCCCGTTCGACGTCATATCGGCGATGTCGTCGAAGTCAGCGCCGATCGTTTCCTCGACATGCTTCGCCAGCGCCGGGCATACGGCCTTGGCCTTGCAAAACTTGCATTGCTTTTCGCCGGGCACGAAGTCGGACAGCGCGAGCGGCACGAAGTCGACCGACTCGACGTACAGCATCGCCTGCTCGGCTGCCGGCTTCGCGACCGTCGAGATCCACTCGGTGAGCGCGGCGGGGGTGATTTCCCATTCGCTCGGCTTCTCCGACAGCCGCACCTGGTGGATCACGATGCGCACGTTCGTGAAGTCGAAAAAGTCGCTGTGCTCGTGCAGTGCGGCGTGCGCGTAGATCATTCCCTGGTAGTTTTTCTCAGCGAAGACCGGCACGCCACGGCCGTACTTAAGATCAGAAACGCAGATCTCGGCGCGGCCGTCGTCCCAGGATGCGATCAGCACGCAGTCGCTCGTGCCCTTCGCGCCTTTCTCTCCGGTAATATGCTCGATCGACAGGCGCTGCTCGACCAACATCTGCACCGCGGCGCCGGTCAACTCGTACGCAGCTTTGCGGCTGCGGATGTCGTCGAGGTAAAGCTGCACGTACTCAGCGCGTTCGTCGTCGACATCGAACTCGCGATCGCCGATCTTGATCACGCGGCCGATGTACGCCGCTGCGTCGTGGCCGGCGTCGAGACACCACTTCGCCAACTCGTGCGACGCGCTGCCGTCGTCGGCGAACTCACTGCTGTCGTCGGGCTGGCCGAGCTGCGCGGCGGTCGACGCCTTGCAGTTGATCCAGGTCGCGGCCGACGACGGCGAGAACAGCGCGTGGGCGCGTTCCACAATAACGTCGCTCATGATTGCTCCTTCGGTGCGGGCGTCGGTTGAGTCCAGTCGCGTCGGCGGATACCCAACGCGAGCCACAGGATTTCGTCTTGGGTCACGCTGCACCTTCCATCGATGCGGTCACGTCAAGATGGCCGGCCAGCACTTCGAGCGCCATCTCGAACACGGCCGGGAACTGGTCGGCGTTCAAGCCCGGCTTGTCCGGCATTTCCGGCTTGAACGTCACGGCCTTGGCGCCGAAGCGACCGAGCAGCGCGGTTGCCTGCTCGCGGCCGGCGGGTTGCCCGAGCAGCGAGTTGATGCCGAGCACGGCCTTGCGCACGTTGTCGAGCGTCGGCTTTGCCGTCGCGAGTTCGCTGTACAGCTTGGCGGTCTTCTCGTGCCACGGCTGCAGCTCAACGGCGGGCGCTTCGACCTTCGCGGATTCGGTCGCCGGGGCCGGTGTCGACGCTTCGCCACTCGGGGTATCGATCGGTGCCGCTTCCGGCTTTTTTGCGGCTTCTTTCTCCGCGAGTTCCTTCTGCGCCTTCACGACAGCCTTGACGGCGGGCGCTGCGTCGGCTTGCGGTGCGATCTGGATGTTTGCGACCTGGTTGAATACGGCGATCAGTTCGCGCATGACGGTGCTGTGTTCGAGCAGTGCGGCTTCGAGACTCATGAAATGCTCCTAGTTAAAAAATGGTGAAAGGACAATCCAAAGGACGACAACCATGCCGGCGCCGATGTAGATACCGCCCACTTCAGCAGCCGCCGAGATCGCTGCGGATGCCCGAGGCGATGATCCGAGCCGCGTATTCGCGCAGCAGGTGCTGCGTCAACGTGCCCGCGCCGCCGACTGCCAGGCGCATCAGTTCGAGGATGTCTTGCGCGTCGTTGCTCATACCGCTGCGGATTCGTGCCATGGTTGTCTCCCGGTTTGTGGCGCTGTCTTGTTCGGTAACGCCTGACATGTAATGTAGGCTAGCGCCGAACACTTGTCAAGCGTTGCCTAACAAAAAAGACGAAAAAATACCCGCTCGAAGGCGGGTATCGTTTTGCGGGGTTTGGTGTTAGATCAGTACGGTAGTCCTTTTTCCATCCGGTAGAAGACTACGCCGAGAATCCTGTGATCCGCGCGCATCGCGGCGAAGCGGTTCGGCCACTCGGGGTTCAGCGCTTTCAGTGTGCGCGAGTCGCCTTCTATTAGAAGCTGGCGCAGTATCGGCGCTTCGTCGCCGTCTTGCACGACCACAAAGCTGCGGTGCCCGGCCGCGCGGTCGGGGTCGATCCCGATCAGGTGGCCTTCCTTGAAGGACCGGGCGTCTGACGGGTCGAACATGCTATCGCCGACGATTTCCAGATAATAAGCGTTCGGTCCGTGCGCGAGATGGCACGGGATCCACTCACTAACCTGCGACATATCCACTTTCCCACTCCACTGCGCTGCTTGGTCCCAGGTTATCAGGGGGACCATCCCTGCGGCGGGGATTCTTCTTACAATCTCGCTTGCGGGAATATTACCAGTATGTGGAATATTCGATTCGCTGATATGCGGGGTGTTGTGCCCGCTTAACAAGTAATCAACTGTTACTCCTAGAGCCGTTGCAATCGCGGGCAGTCTTGCGTTATCAGGGCGCGACTCGTGTCGTTCCCAATCTGAAACGGCGCCGCGCCCGACGCCCTTGCCGTTGGCGGGATCGATCGCCAGCTTTCCGAGCTGCGTTCCGGTCAGCCCTTTCGCCTCACGCAGTTCGTGTATCCGATCGCCCAATTTCACGCAACCCTCCTTTCATATGTTGACTTGTTAGGGGTAGCCGAACTATGATGTTCGGTATCCCCTAACATTTATATGGAACACGCCTGTGTCGATCATCGAAAAAGCAATTGACAAGGCCGGTGGTGGGGCGAAGGTGGCGCGTGCGCTGAACATCGGCCGGGTGTCGGTGTGGGAATGGGTCAAGAAAGGCCGCATCCCCGACGCCCGCGTGCTGCAACTCGCCGAACTCACCGGCTGGGAAGTCACCCCTCACCAGCTCGCGCCGGGCATTTATCCGAACAAAACGGACGGCTTGCCTTCGCACCTGTTGGGTAAAGCCTAACACAAACCGAACAATCGTCAAAATTCGCGCTAGTGGATCGCCTCTAGCCGGGGTTTTGCTCGTTCATAAAAAGGACAAAAAGCGATGCTCGGCTCAGTCATCTCGCTGTTCGACAAGACAGGTAACGCCGTGCGGCCTTGGGCCGAAGCCGGGTACGCCTGCATCTGTTACGACATTCAGCACGTCGGCACGCGCCGCGAAGGCAATATCACGTACGCGCATTGGGACGCTCTATCTGAAACGCTCGACGTACACGGCGACATCGCGTTCGTCTTCGCTTTCCCGCCGTGTACGCATCTGGCCGTGAGCGGCGCGCGCTGGTTCAAAGGCAAGGGCTTGCGGCTGCTCGCGCAATCAATCGAGATGTTCGCGGCGGCGGCTGAATTCTGCGAAGCGAGCGGTGCGCCGTACCTGATCGAAAACCCTGTGTCGACCATCTCGACCTACTGGCGCAAGCCGGACCACAACTTCCACCCCTGGCATTACACCGCGTTCGAGCCCGACGACAACTACACGAAGCAAACATGCCTGTGGACGGGCGGCGGCTTCGTCATGCCGGAACGCAACGCGCTCGACGGGCTGCCGAAGCCTGATAACCGCATCCACGCCGCGCCGCCGTCAGACGACCGCGCCGACTTCCGAAGCGCAACACCGATGGGATTCACGCGCGCGGTGTTTGAAGCCAACAACTTTGCAGCGAGCCTCGCATGAGCAACCAAATTCTCGTCGACGCGCTCGCGCCGATCGTCTCGCGCGTCGTGACGTCGCACTGCTGGAAAAAGCACGACGGCAAGCTGTCGCACATCAAGCAGGCGTTGACGCCGGCCAAGCTCGCGCACCACGTCAACGGTGGACCAGCATACGGCGCGGCGCAGATCCAGCCGGGCTCGAGCGAGACTCGAGTCGCGATCTTTGATCTGGACAGCCACAAGGGTGAGACGCCGTGGCATGAGATGCAGGCGGTCGCGCTCGAGATCATGACCGCGCTCGAGTCTCGAGACTTGCGGCCGATCCCGTTTCGCTCGAGCGGCGGCCACGGCATCCACATCTATTTGCTATGGGACGCGCCCCAAGACGCCTACAGCGTGCGCCAGGCGCTGCGCTCGGTGCTCGAGGCGTGCGGCTTGTCCGAAGGTACGAAAGGCGTCTCGGCTCGAGAGGTTGAACTGTCGCCTAAGCAAAACAGCGTGCCTGTCGACGGGTTCGGGAACATGGTCGTGCTGCCGCTGGCCGGCAAGTCGGTGCCGCTCGACGGCTTCGAACTCGAGGATCTCGAGAAAGAATACGCCGCCGGTATGGAGTGGCCCGTATCGAGTGCAATCCCTCTGCTCGAGCGCGAGCAGCCGGTCGCGCCGGCAGTCGGCGAAGTGTCGGTCGAACTGGAAACGCTCAAGTCGGCGCTCGATGCGATCCCGAACTCGGGCGATGACGAACTCGATTACGACGCGTGGCGCAATGTGATTTTCGCGCTGCACCATGCGACGCAGGGTAGCAGCGAAGGGCTCGCGCTCGCGCATGAGTTCTCGGCCAGGTCAAGCAAGTACGCGCAGGCGTTTCTCGAAGAGCGCGTCTGGCCGTTCGCTGGCAAGTCGGACGACGCGAACCGGGCACCGATCACCGCGCGCTCGATCCTGTTCCTGGCGCGCGACGCGTACGGGTGGCAGGAAGACGTGAGTGGGGATTTCGATGTGGTGGTGCCCGAGCCGAACGCGCTGCCCGAGATGCCGACCCTGCGCCGTGACTCGAAAGGCTCGATCCTGCCGACGGTCGAGAACGTGCAGAAGTCGCTCGCGTCACCGGCGATGGTCGACTGGCTGATCGGTTACGACGCGTTCCGCGATGAACTGATGTGGACGCCGCGCGGCGCGGTCGAGTGGCGCTCGTTCACCGATCCCGATTACTTCCGGCTGCGCATCACGCTCGAGCAGCGCGGGTTTAAGCCGGTGTCGAAAGACATCATGCGCGACGCCGTGGTCCATGCCGGCGACGAAAACAAGTTCGACTCGGCGGTCACCTGGCTCAACGGGCTGCCGGCGCACGACGGCGTGCCGCGCGTCGAGACGTTCCTGACACGGTATTTCGGTGTCGACGACACGCCGTACACGCGCGCTGTGTCGCTCTACCTGTGGTCGGCGATGGCCGGGCGCGTACTGCAGCCGGGCGTCAAGGCCGACATGGTGCCGATTCTGGTCGGGCCGCAGGGTATCGGCAAGTCGTCAGGGATCGCCGCGATGGTGCCGTCGATTGAGCACTTCGTCGAAGTCTCGCTCGGTGAGAAGGATGACAACCTCGCCCGCACGATGCGCGGCAAGCTGGTCGGTGAGATCGCCGAGCTGCGCGGTCTGCAGACGCGGGATCTCGAAACGGTCAAGGCGTTCGTGACGCGCACGCATGAACAATGGGTGCCGAAGTTCAAAGAGTTCGCCCAGTTGTTCCCACGGCGCCTTGTGTTCATCGGCACGACCAATCAGGAAGAGTTCCTCGGCGACGAGACAGGCAACCGGCGGTGGCTCCCGGTCAACGCGACGTACGTCGACCGGGACGCCATCGCGGCTGACCAGCTGCAGTTGTGGGCAGAGGCACGGCTCAAGTTCGGCGCGAACGGGGTCATGTGGTCTGAGGCGCAGGCATTGGCCGGCGACGCGCATGCCGAGCACACGGTCACCGATACGTGGGCGGAAAGCGTCGAGCATTGGCTCAATGAACCCGAGTTCGATGACGATTCGCCGCGCCGAAATAGCCCGTTCCGTCTTCACGATGTGCTGGTCGGGGCGCTGAATTTTTCTACGCGCGATATTCAACGCGCTCACGAAACGCGGGTCGGCAGGCTGCTGGTTACCCTTGGCTTCGAGAAGACGGTTCGCCGTGTCAACGGGACGCTGCGCAAAGTTTGGGTCGAGTCTGATGAAAACGACCTAGGGTAACGGGTATGGGTAACGGTAAGGGTAGCGCTTAAAGCCTTATCCAGTAAGGCGCCTACCCTAGTTACCCTAGTTACCCTTGTTTTTATATTAGTAGGTGGAGAGAGGGGAAAAGGGAGATATATATACCTTACATATACCTTGTATTTATTTTCCACACATAGGGATTTCAAGGGTAGCAATGGGTAACGGGTAACACCCATGAACACGCAGGAAATTACGTATTCGCAAATTACAACGCGCTCGCGGGGGCCGTATGAAAAAACGACTGGTCGGGGTAAATGAGCGCGGGCTACGCGTCGGGGAAGATCACCAGCGCGCCAAGCTGTCGAACCATGAGGTGGAACTGATTCGACAACTGCATGACGGCGGCATGAGTTACCGGGCGCTCGCCGAGAAGTTCGAGATCAGCCTTGGCATGGCGTGGAACATCTGCAACTTCGTGCAGCGCGCACAGACCGCAGTTCGCTGGAAGTGACGTTCACTTACCCCTAACGGGCTCGCGCAACATGCGCGCATGGCCCGACATTCTTCCTACTCCCAATCCATCGCTGACGAGATTTGCGATCGAATCGCAAACGGCGAAACTCTGCGCGCTATTTGCCGCGAAGCTGGAATGCCGGCGTGGCGCACGGTCTACGACTGGCGCGTGAGCCATCCACAGTTTGCCGCACGCATCGCGCAGGCGCGTGAGCTTGGCTATGACGCCATCGCCGAAGAGGCGCTCGACATTGCCGACACGCCAGTCGAAGGCGTGCGCCGCGAGGAAAGTGCGGATGGCTACAAAGAGATCCGCGACGACATGCTCGGGCATCGCCGTCTTCAGGTCGACACGCGGCTGAAGCTGCTCGCGAAGTGGGCGCCGAAGAAGTACGGCGACAAGATCGACGTGACGACCGGTGGCGACTCGCTGAACCTCAGTGCCGAAGAACGTCAAGCCAAACTCCAAGCGCTCGCCGCGCTCGCCGCGAAGCGCAAAGCCGAACAGGAAGACGATGGCAGCGATCTGCTATAGGCGCCAGGCGGGCGCCGTTGTCCTGTCGACGCCCCTGCGTGACGACTGGGAAGCCGTAAGGCCGTGGTGGCCCTATACGCGCGTCTGGGTCGTGTACCGATGCGCGTACATGCGCAGCACGATCGTGAACACCGACCCGCAACTCGTGCAATGAGCCCCGCCGACTACGAAGCGCTTCGGCCGTACATGACCGAAGCCGAGCGCGCCGAGTTCGATCGGCTGCTCGCTGACTTCACGCCGCCGATATGGGAACCACTCAAGGGTCCGCAAACCATCGCCTACACGTCTCAGGCGGACGTCATTGGCTTCGGCGGGGCAGCAGGCGGGGGTAAGACCGACCTCGCCATTGGGAAGGCACTGACGCAGCATCAGAAGTGCATCGTGGTTCGAAAGAACGGCACCGAGCACGTCGGCATGGTCGACCGCATGAGCGAACTGCTCGGCAACCGTGACGGCTGGTCGAGCAAGGATGCGATCTGGCGCTTGCCCGACGTGCAGGTCGAATTCGGCTCAGTGCCGAACATGGGCGACGAGCAGAAGTATCGCGGCCGCCCGCACGATCTGATCATCTACGACGAAGCCGCCGAGATCCCCGAGTTCCAGATCCGCTTCCTGATGGCGTGGAACCGGACGACCGACCCGAGCCAGAAGTGTCAGACGCTGCTCACGTTCAACCCGCCGTCGAGCGCTGAAGGCCGCTGGCTGATCGAGTTCTTCGCGCCGTGGCTCGATCGCAAATACCCCGGCAAGCGCGCCGTGCCTGGCGAGTTGCGCTGGTTCGTCACGATCGACGGGCACGACAAGGAAGTCGAGAGCCCCGAGCCGTTCGAATACAAGGGCGAGATCGTGATCCCGCGCTCGCGAACGTTCATCCCGTCGCGCGTGACCGATAACCCGCACCTGGTCGGCACGAACTACGTGTCGCAGCTTCAGGCGCTGCCCGAGCCGCTGCGCTCGCAGATGCTCTACGGCTCATTCGAGGCAGGCATGGAAGACGACGCAATGCAGTTGATCCCGACCGAATGGGTTGACGCAGCAATGGCGCGCTGGATCGAACCCGCCGTCAAGCCGCCAATGGATTCGCTCGGCGTCGACGTGGCGCGCGGCGGCCGCGACAACACGGTGATTGCGCGCCGTCACGGTATGTGGTTCGACAAGGCGATCGTGCATCCCGGTAGCGCGACGCCAGACGGCCCGACCGTGGCAGGCTACACGCTCGCCGCACTGCGCGACAACGCGCCGATCCACATCGACGTGATCGGCGTTGGCTCGTCGCCGTACGACTTCCTGAACACGTCGCGCATCCAGGTCTACGGCGTCAACGTGTCGGAAGCCGCGCGCGGGCTCGACAAGTCGGGGCGGCTGCGCTTCTTCAACCTGCGCACAGAACTGTGGTGGCGCATGCGTGAAGCGCTCGATCCGAACGCGAACAACGGTATCGCGCTGCCGCCCGACAAGCGACTCGCGGCTGATCTCTGCGCGCCGAAGTGGCGCGTGCAGGGTAAGACGGTGCAAGTCGAGTCGCGCGACGACATCGAGAAACGCATCAAACGGTCACCCGATTGGGCATCGGCGTACGTGCTCGCGCTGATCGACACACCGAAGGTGCACGACATGCAACGTTCACTTACCGAACGCCACGCCGAATACGATCCCTACGCATATCAGATGCCGTCGCGCACTCGCGCCGAGCACAACCCGTATTCGTGAGGATTGACCATGTGCGGACCCCTGCTTATCCCGCTGGCCGTTGCTGCGATCAGCGCTGTCGGCACCGGTGTCGCTGCGCACATGAGCAGCATTTCGCAAGGCCAGCAGGCCGACAAGGCCGCGCAGGACGCCGCAGCCGCTAAGACAGCCGCCGGCACCGCGCAGAAAGCCACGGCTGCCGACACGTCGAGCGTGAACTCGACCAACGGCCCGGCGACCGCAGGCGTGAACAGCGGCCCGGCGTCGACGCTGCTGACCGGCGCCGGTGGCGTCAGCAACAACTCGCTCAACCTGGGCGGCGCAACCGGCCTTGGTAGCAACACGCTGCTCGGGAGTTGACCGTGTACGACTTCGAGAACATTTTTCGCCAAGCCGTCACCACTGACGCCGCATGCCCCGCGTGTAATTGCATCGGTCCGCAGAACGGGCAGCCTGCTTGCCCCTGCGCGATGCGCAACGTCAAAGTCGTCGACGGGCGCTATGTCCGCGTGCAGGATCTCGGCCCCGCCAATCCGCACGTAACCACCGTCCGATTCGGCGGTCTTTCGTAATGGCGACGCTTCTCGCGGACGACCAGACCGCCGCGCCGGACACGACAGCCGCGAAGCCGAGCCAGAATGGCGGCAACGCCAAGCCGATCGTGACGCGTAAGACGCTCATTCTCCAACGCTGGTACGCGCTGAAGAATGAGCGTTCGTCGTGGATCGCCGAGTGGAAAGACATTTCCAACGTGTTGCTGCCCCGCGCCGGGCGCTTCTTCGTCGAAGACCGCAATCGCGGCAACCGGCGCAATCAGAACATTTTCGACAGCACTGCCACGAAATCGCTGCGCGTGCTCGGCGCCGGGCTGATGGCCGGGGCGACGTCGCCGGCTCGGCCGTGGATCGTGCTCAAGACTCCGTACGCGGATCTGAACAAAAAGCAGGCGGTTAAGGTCTGGTGCGCCGACGTCACGAAACTCATTCTCGACGTGTTCAACCGGTCGAACGTGTACCGGTCGCTGCACCAGATGTACGAGGAAATCGGCGCGTTCGGCACGGCCGTGTCGATCATCATGCACGATTACAACGATGTAATCCGCATGTATCCGCTGACCGCCGGGGAATACGCGATCTCGACGAATCACCGCGGCGAAGTCGACACGCTGTATCGCGAGTTCCAGAAGACGGTCGCGCAGCTCGTCAAGGAATTCGGATACGAGAACTGCAGCGAAGACACGCGGCGCATGTACGACATGGGCAACCTTGACGTCTGGCGCACGGTGATCCACGCGATCGAGCCGAACGAAGACCGCGACCCGAGCAAGTCTGACGCGCGCAACATGGCGTGGACGTCGACATACCTCGAAATCGGCGGTTCGTCCGACTCGCAGCAAACCTCGAACATGGGCACGACCGGCGGATCGCAGGCGACGCTCTCGATCTCGGGCTTTAAGAAGTTCCGCGTTGTCGCGCCGCGCTGGTCGACATTCGGCGGTGACATCTACGGCAACAGCCCCGCGATGGACGCGCTCGGCGACATCCGCCAGCTGCAGCACGAGCAACTGCGCAAGGGTCAGGCTATCGATTTCATGACGAAGCCGCCGATCCAGGTGCCGACGTCGCTGAAGAATCACGACATGGATACGCTGCCGGGCGGGATTTCCTACGTCGACAGCGTGCAGCAAGGCGGCGGCATTCGCACCGCATTCGAAGTGCAATTGCCGCTGCAGTATCTGCTGCAGGATATCGAAGACGTGCGCGGCCGCATTCGTAGCGCGTTCTACGAAGACCTGTTCCTCATGCTCGCGAACAACACGAACGCGAACATGACGGCGACCGAAGTCGCCGAGTTGCACGAAGAGAAGATGCTCATGCTCGGGCCGGTGATCGAGCGCCTGCACGACGAACTGCTCAAGCCGCTCGTCGACTCCGCGTTCGACATTCTGGTCGAAGCCGGCTTGCTCCCGCCGCCCCCGCCGGAACTCGGCGGCGTTCAGTTGCAGGTCGAGTTCGTCTCGATCCTGGCGCAAGCGCAAAAGCAGATCGGCACGAACTCGGTCGACAAGTTGACGATGGCGATGGGCGGCATCGTGCAGTTGCAGATGACCGCGCAGCAGCCCGTCACCGTGCTCGACAACTTCGACGTCGACGGCTGGTACGAGGGTTACGCCGACATGCTCGGCACCGACCCGGCCCTGAACATCGACCCGGATCAACGCGACCAGCAACGCCAGGCGCGCGCCAAGGCCGCGCAGCAGGCGCAGCAGCAAGCCGCGATGCAGCAGGCGGCCGAAACCGCGAAGACTGCGGCGCAAGCACCGACGCAGGGCGGGGGCAGCAACGCGCTGTCGGACGTCATGAACAACCTCACCGGGTACAACTCCCAATGAGCGAATACACGATGTCGACGAGCCCGTTGCTTGACGCCGATCTGGTTACGGTGCGTCAAGGCGGCCAACTCGTGAACTTCCCCGCGACCAGCCTGCGGCCGTACGTCTCGGGCGGCACGGCCGCGCAGGTTAACGTACTCGCAACCGGCGCGATCGCGCTGAACCTGTCGACGGCATCGCGATTCAAGCTGAACCTGATTGGCGCCGTGACGCTTTCGCTCGTCAACCCGGCGAACTCGCAATCGTTTCAGATTTTCATCGCCGCGAACGGGCTCACGGTTACATGGCCGTCATCGTTCACCTGGCCGGGCGGCACCGTGCCCACGCTGTCGGCTGCGGGTTTCGACGTGATCGAGGCGATCTCATTCGACGGCGGCAAGACGTTCGCCGCGATGGTGCGCGCCACGGCTCTGCAGTCGCCGATCCTGGTCGAAGACGATTTCGTCGGGACCAATGGCACGGCGGTCGAGTCTCGTGCGACGAACATCGGCACGAAGACGTGGGCCGCGAACGCCGCCGGAGCGTTCACGCTGAACGGCAGCGGCAAGGCCGTTACAACGATTCAGGCGAACGGGAACTCCAACGTGTTCGACGCGGGCGTGTCGGATTTCACCGCCTCATGCGCCATGTCGTCGTATTCGCCAGACAACAATCTGTGCGTTATCGCCGTTCTGATGTTCCGTTACGTGGATGCGAACAATTACTGGGGAATCCAGGTCGATCCCCGATACAACCGCGTCACGCTCTACAACAAGCAGGGCGGCACGCAGTTTGACCAGATGTACATCGCCGATGGGACGGTGGTTAACAACGCCGTAACCGCTGTGCGCATTGATTGCATCGGGCCGAATATCACGGTCTGGATTAACGGCGTTCAGATCTCGTCGTTGGTGTCTACGTTCAACCAGACGGCGACCAAGTGCGGCATTTACATGGGCGTCAACGGCCCGTCGGGCGGCACAGCCACATTCGGCCCGGTGAAGGTAGCGACGTTCGGTGGCGCGAATTACAACTGGCCTTCGTTCACCAAGCGCGCGGCAAGTAGCGGCGCGCCGGTGATTCCGCTTGGTTCGGCCGGCACATGGGACGCGACGGACATCGCGAACCCGATGCCGTTCTATGACGCCGTGAACGGTCGATGGGCCATGTTGCTGTCTGGATACACGGCCGCCGCACACGTGACGAACGGGAACGCGGCAAATTCGAACATCCTGAATCTCGGGCTGTGGACTGCGCCTAGCATCGATGGACCGTGGACCGCTGACCCGGCGAACCCGGTGCAGCTCGCAGATGCGACAGACGGCTACTACTCGTTCAATGGCGGCGCCGTGCAGATCGCCGGCGTGACATACCAAGCGTACGTATCCAACAACGGCACGACGATCCGCTGGGCGACGAGCAGCAACCTTCACACGTGGGCCAAGCAAGGCTTGATCTGCAGCGCGACCGTGCCGGCTTCGAATAACTTCTGGCGTAATCAGGGCGTTTTCGATCCGATGCTGCGTGTCCGACAGGGTAGCAACGTCATCGAGATGTGGTGCTGCGGACTCGGCGGCGATGGCGTGAAGCGATTCGGCATGCTCACGTCGAGCGACCTCGGTGCGACTTGGGTCGACCAGACTGGTGTTATCCCCGCCGCGCTGCCGCCCGTGGGCTTGTTCCGCAACGACTCGGCGGGCGAGCCGTCGATCTACGTCCCGCCGGGACAGGAAGGCCAGCAATACCTGATCTCGTTCGACTACGTTCCGCAAACACAGACCGGCAACCCGCCTATCGGGCGCTACATCGGGCAAGGCATCTCGCTCGACGGCGGCCAGACTTGGGCGTGGCGCATCGCAGCCGGAACGCCAGGCACGTATGCGTGGGAAAACCTGCAGGTCTTCGACTCGTTCGTGGTCGACATTGGCGACGGCACGCTGCGCCTGTTCCACAGCGGCGCGAACACCTACGGCCCGTCTCTCGGGCTGAACATCCAGATCGGCGAGCAGTCGGCGCCGTGGGGCTTCACTTCACTCTTGGCGGCGTCATGATCTCGATGAAACTCAGCGCGGCCGAAGCCAAGGGCGAGACGATGCTCGGCTGCGATGACGACGATCAGCCGGCGTACCCGTACGGGCTCACGATCCAACTCGACGACGAGACGCTCGCGAAGCTCGGCATCACCGATCTGCCACCGGTCGGCACGGTCATGCAACTCACCGCGCTCGTCGAAGTGTGCAGCGTGTCGCAGTACGAGAACCAGGACGGCGCCGAAAACAGCATGTCGTTGCAGATCACCGACATGGAACTCGCAAACGGTAACAGCGAGCCGAAGCCGCTCGCGAACCGCATCTACGGATGAACCCCGCCCGGTGCTGGTGGTGCGCCCGAAAGATGTACGGGCCGCGCTGCTGTGAGCCGAGCGAGAAGCACTTCGCCGGCAGCGTTCACTTACCGCCAAACCGCGCCCTTATATTCCGCACACGATGAGCGACGACTTCAACCCGACCGATCTGACCGCGCTAGACGAGCAGCGCGCGACATCCCGCGAGCAATCACGCTTCGAGATGGCGATCGAGTTGGATGACGTGCGTTGGCTCATGAGCGGCAAACGTGGCCGTCGTTTCATGTGGCGCCTGCTCGGCGACGCAAGGCTGTACCAGCAGTCATTCGACGGCAACACGAACTGGTCGATTTTCAACGAAGGCAAACGCAGCATTGCGCTACGGCTGGTCGCACAGATCCATTCGATCGAAGGCGGCGCCCTGCTCTACGCGCAGATGGCGAACGAAGCGCAGGTAAAGGAAAAACCAAATGGCTGACCTCTCCACTGAAAGCCAAGCGGCACCGGCTGAAGCGACCAGCACGACGGCGACGCCCGTCGACGCATCGCAGAGCCAAGCAGCAACACCCGCGACCGAAGCCACGCAGGCAACGGAAGCAACGGCGAAGCCCGCCGAAGGCGAAGCAGCCAAGCCGGCCGAGAAGCCCGCCGAAACTGCGCCCGTCGAATACGAGTTCAAGTTGCCCGAAGGCGTTGACCTGAAGGGTGAAGCACTGGACGAGTTGAAGGCGTTCGCCAAAGAGAAGGGCTTGACGCAGGAAGAAGCACAGAAGCTCGCGGATCTCGGCGCCAAGCAGGCGCAAGGGTTTGCGGCTCAGGTTGCCGAGCAGCAGAAAGCGGCGACGGCCAAGTGGGCGGAGGAAACAACCTCTGACAAGGAAATCGGCGGGGACAAGCTGCCCGAGAACCTGGCCGTGGCAAAGCAAGCGCTCGACAAGTTCGGCTCTCCTGCGTTGAAAGCGCTGCTGAATCAAAGCGGCCTTGGCAACCATCCCGAAGTTGTTCGGTTCATGGTCCGGGCCGGCAAGGCAATCAGTGAAGACGGGCGCATTATCAGCGGCGACGCGGGGCAGAGTGACCGCGCCAAGACGCCGCTTGAGAACCGCCTCTATCCGAACATGAAATAAAGGGGCGTAAATCATGGCCGTACTTGGTACAAAGAATCCGACGCTGCTCGACGTAGCGAAATCGCTCGACCCGTCCGGCGCGACCGCCGACGTGATCGAACTGCTGAACCAGACGAACGAGATCCTGCTCGATGCCGTGTGGGCCGAAGGCAATTTGCCGACCGGTCACCGCACGACCGTGCGCACGGGTCTGCCGACTGTCGTGTGGCGCAAGCTGTACGGTGGCGTGCCGCCGAGCAAGTCGACGCGCGCACAGGTTGACGAAGCAACGGGCATGCTCGAAGCACGCAATGAAATCGACGTTGACGTCGCGAACCTGAATGGCAACACGGCTGCGTTCCGCCTGTCCGAAGCCAGCTCGTTCCTCGAAGCGATGAACGAAACGATGGCGTCGACCCTGTTCTACGGCGACGTGTCGGTCAACCCGGAACGCTTCACCGGTCTCGCGACGCGCTACGGCACGATCTCGGGCGCAGGCAACGCGAACAACATCATCGATTGCGGCGGCACCGGTTCTAACAACTGCTCGATCTGGCTGATGAATTGGGGCGATCAGACCGTCACCGGCATTTTCCCGAAGGGCTCGAAAGCCGGCGTGTTCCACGAAGACTTGGGCACGATCGACGCGTTCGACGCGAGCAACAACCGTTTCCGCGCCGTGGCTGACCGCTGGCAGTGGAAGTGCGGTATCGCGCTGAAGGATTGGCGCTATGTCGTGCGCGCAGCGAACATCAACGTGTCGGATCTGACGACGATCGCAACGGCGCCGACGTTCCCGGGCGTCAACGGCACGTCGCCGGTCGACCTGATCCAGACGATGATCCGCATGACCGCGCGTATTCCGCGTCAGGGCATGGGTCGCCCGGTGTTCTACGTCAACCGCACGGTCGGCGAAATGCTGCGCGTCCAGGCGCTGAACAAGTCGCAGAACGCACTGAGCGTGTCGGAAGCGCAAGGCCAGATCACGACGTCGTTCCTCGGCATCCCGATCCGCATCGTCGACGCGCTGCTGTCGACCGAAACGCGAGTCGTCTAAGCGAATCCACTGCGCGGGCTTCGGTCCGCTCTGCAAACGAACAAAGGAGTAGCACATCATGATCATGGATCAACAATCCTTGTTCTCGGATTCGCAGGCCATTACGGCCACGGCGAACTCGACGAACGTGATCGACACCCTGCCGGGCGGTTACAACACCAAGTCGGGCATTGGCGACGGGCAAGACATCAGCCTGTTCGCGCAAGTCGGCTCGGTCAACTTCGCCACGTTGACGTCGCTGACGATCGCGCTGGTGTCGGCCGACGACGCCGCGCTCACGACCAACGTGATCACGCACTACACGACCGGCGCGATCCTGCTCGCCGCGTTGCTGGCTAAGGCGCGACTGATTCAGATCGATCTCCCGTACGGCAAGTATCGCCGCTACGTCGGTCTGATCTACACGGTCGGCGGCTCGTCCGCGACTGCCGGCTCGATCACCGCCGGCCTGGTCGAAGACCTGCAGACGCTCAACGGTACGACCGATTACGCGAAGGGTTACACCGTCTCGTAATAGGGGCGCCCGGCTTAGGCCGGGCTTTTCGAGGGTTAGGACATGGGCATCAAAGTTATCGCGATCGAGAAGGGCGTGTACGGCCACTTTCGCGAGCCGGGCGACGAGTTCGAGATCGCAAGCGAAAGCCTGTTCTCGGAAACGTGGATGGAGCGTCTCGACGGCAAAGGCGCACCGACGAAGCGCGGCGCGAAGAAAGGTGAAGTGACGGGCACGACCGGCAACAACCCGATCGGCGCGATGCCGCCCAATCCTGCGCACGATCTGGCATAAGCGGCTCGCGCATAGGTGAGTGAAAACGGGAGCCCGCGGGTTCCCGTTTTGTTTTAGGAGAAGGGCCTTGGCATCGGAAATTGACATCTGCAATCTAGCGCTCGGGCATCTCGGCGACGACGCCACGGTGTCGAGCATCAACCCGCCGGAAGGCAGCGCGCAGGCCGAACACTGCCAACGCTTCTATCCGATCGCGCGAGACATCGTGCTCGAAGCGCACGAATGGGGATTCGCGACGCAGCGCGCGACGCTCGCGCTACTCACCGACACCCCGCCGCCCGGCTTCCTGTACGTGTACATGGCGCCGAACAACTGCCGCAACATCATCGATCTCGTCAACCCGGTCGCGCTGACGCTCTACCCGACTGACGAGCGCGGCTGCAACTGGCAAGGATCGGCGTTCCCGAATGAGCCGGTGCCGTACGAGATGGAAGTCAATTCCAGCGGCATCTCGGTGATTTACACGAACCTCGAAAACGCGCAGGTGCGCTACGTCGCGGGTATCACCGACACCACGAAGTTCCCAGCGCAGGTTGTCGACACGGTTTCGTGGCTACTCGCCGCGTATCTCGCCGGCCCGGTGATCAAGGGTGATACCGGCGCCGCGATGGCGAAATCGGCGATGACGGCTTACCTGACCAGCCTGGCGCAGGCCAAGGCCAGCGACGCGAACAACCGCCGACGCTCGCACGCGCAGTCACAACGCAACGCCTCGTGGATCACGAACCGATAATGCCGAACGTCCGCAACCTATCCCGCTCGTTCGCCGCCGGTGAAATCACGCCGGAACTGTTCGGCCGCGTCGACCTCGACCAGTTTCAGACCGGGCTCGCGACCTGCCGCAACTTCATCACCCTGCCGCACGGCCCGGCGACGAACCGCGCCGGCACGGCGTTCGTGCTTGAGACGTTCGAAAGCGTGCTGAAAACGCGGCTTATCCCGTTCTCGTACAGCACGACGCAAACGATGGTGCTCGAATTCGGCGTCGGTTATATCCGTTTTCACACGAACGGCGCGACGCTGCTTGAAGCCGGTCAAGTCGCAACGATCGCCCCGTTTCTCGTCACGACGCCCGTGCCGCACGGCTATTCGAATGGGGATTGGGTGTACGTGGCGAACGCCGCTGGCACGCCGATGTGGGGCATTATCATCGGCGCGAGCACGACGGCGTTCGCACTCGTCGACCCGGCGGGAGTCGCGATCGACATGACACGAATCATCGGCCCGGGTGGCTCAGTCGCGAGGGTGTACCAGATCTCGACACCGTACGCCGAAGTGGATCTGTTCGACCTGCATTACGTGCAGTCGGCCGACGTGCTCACGATCACGCACCCCAATTACCCGCCGATGGAATTGCGCCGGCTCGGCGCGACGAACTGGACGCTGACAACGATCAGCTTCGTGTCGACCGTGCCCGCGCCGCCCGGTGTCGCCGCAGTCGCGACGCTCGGCACGACTGGCACGCCGACCCTTGTCGCGTATTCCTACGTCGTGACGTCGCTCGCGGCCGGCACGAACGAAGAATCCCCGGCGGCCACTGTCGCCGGTTGCGTCAACGATCTCACGCTCGCGGGTTACTACAATACGATCACATGGGGCGCCGCGACCGGCGCGGGTCGGTACAACGTCTACCGGAAGTTTCAGGGCAGTTTCTCGTTCATCGGTCAGACGAAAGACCTGACGATCATCGACAACAACATCACGCCCGACACCGGCACGACGCCGCCCGACCTGTCGAGCCCGTTTTCGGGCGTCAGCAATTACCCCGGCGCGGTCGGCTATCACCAGCAGCGCCGCGTGTTCGCGGGCACGATCACCTTGCCGCAAACGACGTGGATGACGCGCATCGGCACCGAGTCGAACCTCTCTGCGTCGCTGCCGTCACGCGATACCGACGCGCTGAATTACCGCATTGCCGCGCGCGAGTCGAACACGATCCGGCACATCGTGCCGCTGTCCGAGCTGGTGCTGCTGACGTCGAGTTCAGAATGGGCTGTCACGGCGAACGGATCGGCGACGCAGGCGATCACGCCGAGCACGGTGTCGGTGCAGCCGCAGGGTTATAACGGCGCGTCGAACGTCGTGCCGGTGACGGTCAGCAACTCGCTGCTTTATGCGTTCGCGATGGGCGGTCACGTCGGCGAGATGACGTACAACTATTACGCCGGCGGCTATGTCACGCAAGACATCAGCCTGATGGCGCCGCACCTGTTCGACTTCAAGATGATCGTCGACATGGCGTACGCGAAGGCGCCTTACCCGATCGTGTGGTGCGTATCGTCTGACGGTACGCTGCTCGGGCTGACGTATTCCCCGACGCACAAGGTGTCGGCATGGCATCACCACGACACAGACGGCAAATTCGAATCGGTGTGCGTCGTGACCGAAGGGCCCGAATCGGTGCTCTACGCGATCGTCAACCGCACAGTAAACGGGCGTCAGGTGCGCTACGTCGAGCGCATGCACACGCGCCAGGTCGACAAGCTCACCGACAGCTTCTTCGTCGACTGCGGCGTGCAGGTGTTCGGTAACGGAATGACGTCGGTCGTCGGCCTTCACCATCTCGAAGGCAAGACGGTGAGCATCCTGGCCGACGGCGCGGTCGCGCCGCAACAAGTCGTCACGAACGGCGCCGTGTCGCTGTCGCACGCGGTCAGCACGGCGGTCGTCGGGCTCCCGATCACGGCGGATCTGCAGACGCTACCGTTTTCGTTTGCGACCGAAGGTTACGGCCAAGGTCGCGTGAAGAACATCAACAAGGTTTGGCTGCGCGTACACAACTCGTCGGGCGTCTTCGCCGGGCCGAACTTCTCGAAGTTGACACAGTTCAAGCAGCGCACGAACGAACCGTACGGCACGCCGCCATCGATGGTGACGGGCGAGATCGAGATCACGCTCACGCCGTCGTGGCAGCAAGACGGCTCGGTGTGCATTCGTCAGAGCGATCCTTTGCCGCTGATCGTGGCGTCGATGACGATCGAAGCATCTATCGGGGGTTGATTTGGCAAAGCTTATCGTGCGCGAAGTACGGCCCGGTGACATCGAAACAATCGCTGCCGGGCTGCGCACGGCTGACGTCGACGAGATCCACGCATCGGCTGGGCACCGCGACGCGCTCGCCGTGCTGCGTACCGGCGCCGATATGTCGGCCATGCTGTGGACGATCGAAGTCGACGGCGAGCCGGCGGGGCTCTTTGGGGTGACGCCGGCGGCCGACATCGGCGTGCCGTGGATGCTCGGGACGCCCGCGCTTGAGCGCGCGCCGAAGCAACTCACGAAACTCGGTCGGCGCTACGTTCACTTAATGAACGCTAAATACGCCACTCTGCTGAACTATGTTGACGCGCGCAGCCTGAAGTCGGTCTACTGGCTCGCGCGTCTCGGCTTCACGGTGAACGCAGAAACCGAACCCTATGGGGCTTTCGGCATGCCGTTCCACCGCTTCGGGATGAAACGATAATGTGCACGCCCACACTGATGAGCGGATTGAGCGGCGCAGCGTCGGCCACTACGGGCAGCGGCGCACCATACGGCTTCGGCGGCTCGTCGCCTGCTGCGGCAATGCCCGACGTGCTCACGCCCGGCAACGCCACGCTCGCGCTCGGCGCGGCCGGTGGCGCAATGTCGTTCATGGGCGCGGTCGGCACCGCGCACAACACGATCACGGCCGACAACGCGCAAGCCGAAACCGCGCGCACGAACGCGCTGATCGCCGAGCAGGCCGCCGCGAGCGCCTACACCAGTGGCGCGGCGTCAGTCGCCAACACCGAGACGAAAGGCGCGCAGACCATCGCGTCGCAGCGCGCAGCGATGGCGGCGAACGGCATCGACGTGAACGCGGCCGGGACGGCCACGAACGTGCAGGCGTCGACGAAGTTCGTCACCGATCAGAACGTCGCCACGATCACGGCCAACGCCGCGCGCGCGGCGATGGGTTACAACCAGCAGGAAGACAACGACGTGCGCGCGGCGGGCCAATACGGCGCGGCCGCGTCAGCAGTCAGCCCGGCGCTGGCCGGCGCAACGTCGCTGCTCACGAGCGCGTCGGGCGTCGCGTCTAACTGGTATCGCAATCAACGTGCAGGGGTCGTATAAATGCCCGTAGTTCCGTCGCTCGATCCTTCGCAGCAGGTAACACCGACCGCCAACCCCGACACGCAGTCGACGACGGCGGTCACCGCCGGGTTGCTGAATCAGGGAACGCAGCAGCTTTCGCAAGCCGGCGACGCGCTCGGGCAAGCCGCTAACGCGCAATCGCAGATGGCGATCGACGCGCAGAATCTCGCGAATCAGACGCGGGTGAACGACGCGCTGAACCAACTGAAGACGCAGCAGCAAGACCTGATGTACAACCCGCAAACGGGTGTCACGTCACAGACTGGCGTCAAGGCGATCCAGCGCGACAGCGGCATGAGCCTGGCCGACGAATACACCGGCAAGCTGAACGACACCGCGTCGACGCTCGCGAGTTCGCTGTCGAACCCGGCGCAGCAGCGCCTGTTCGCGCAGCAGGCGACGGACATCACGACGCAGTTCCACGGCGCGACGACGCAGTGGGAAGGCCAGCAGTTCAAGCAATACGCGCTGTCGACGCAGAACGGCACGATCAAGCTCGCGAGCGATCAGGTCGGGCTCGCGTTCAACAACCCCGAGCAGATCGACAACGGGCTGCAGTCAATCAAGGCCGCCGTGTATCAAGCCGGCCAGATCAACGGCTTGGCGGCGACCGAGATCGAGGCGAACCAACGCACGATGACGAGCAACGCGCTCACCGGCGCGATCGACACCGCACTGCAGCAGGGGCAAACGACCTACGCAAACGGGTTGCTGAAGAAGTACAGCGACCAGATGACGGCCGATGACATCCTCAAAGTCAACGGCAAGATGAACAGTTTTCTCGGCACGCAAGCCGCGCAGAACACCGTGTCGCGCGTCATGACGGCCGTCGGCCCGGCGCTGTCGAACAGCCCGATCGACCGCATGGTCGCGATCACCGCGCAGAGCGAATCAGGTAACCGCGAGACGAACCCGGACGGCTCGACCGTCACGTCGCCGAAAGGTGCGCAGGGCTCGATGCAGGTCATGCCGACCACGAACACCGATCCGGGTTTCGGCGTGACGCCGGCGCAAGACAACAGCCCCGCCGAGCGCGCGCGCGTCGGGCGCGACTATCTCACGGCGATGGTGCAGAAGTACGCCGATCCGGCGAAGGCGTGGGCGGCGTACAACGCCGGGCCCGGTACGCTCGACGCGGCCGTGGCGAAAGCCAACGCCGCAGGCACGCCGGGCGCGTGGCTCGCGAACATGCCGCAGGAAACCCAGGCGTACGTGCAGAAGAACGTGCAGCAATACCAGTCAGGAACTGCCGTCGCGCAACGCCCGTCGAAACTCGACGTGATCAATCAGGTCCGCGCCGATCCGATCCTGCAGCAGAAACCCGAATGGATGGCGCAGGCCGTAACGCTCGCCGGGCAGCAATACGACGAGCAGACCGCCGCGATCGCACAGAAAGACACGTCCAACGTCGCCCAGGTGTACCGCACGCTGTCGCAGAATCGCGGAAAAATCTCATCGGTCAACCCTGCGGATCTCGCGGCGCTGAACCCGGCTGACCTTGAAGGCGTCATGAAGTTCTCGGAGTCGATGGCTAAAGGCACGAACGCGACGGACACCGCGCTTTACCAGACGTTCATCACGAACCCGAAAATGCTGTCGAGCATGACGGCGGACCAGTGGCAGACGCAAGCGCCGAACTTCTCGGTGGACGACTTCAAGCACCTGTCGCAGATCCGCGCCGACCTGATCAACAACACCGGCACGAACGCGCCGGGCTCGGTGAACCTGCGCGCGATGAACGAGACGCTGACGCAGCGCCTGCAGACGATGGGCATCAACCCGTACCCGAAGTCGGTCGGCTTCAACTCGGACCCGGACGGCGTATCGCAAGTCGGCGCGATTCGCCAGTACGTGACGCAAAGCATTCTCGACGCGCAGAAGGAAGCCGGGAAGAAGTTCACCGAATCGGACATCGAGAACCACATCGACGGTCTGTTCGCGAAATCGGTCACGTTCCAAAATAAACTCGACTTCGGCGCCTTCTCGATGAATCGCCCCGACACGACATTCAATATGATGTCGATGACGCCGAACCAGATCCCCGATGACGTGCTGCCGAAGCTGAAAGCCGACTTCAAGGCGAACGGCGTCCCGTCGCCGACGCCGGGCCAGTTGCTCGGCGCCTACTGGCACTTCAAAACCTCGCAACAAAAAATGAGCGCGAACTGATGCCCGACTTGACCGTTCCGACGACTGGCACCACGCCGAACCCGTTCACGCCTGACGCCGCGCCGGCAACCCCTGCGGCGCCTGTCGACAGCCCGGCTGCGGCCTATCTCGCGAACACGGCGCAGACCGCACAGAGCAACGTCTCGCTATCGATCGGCGCGAATCCCGACCTCGAAGCGTCGCTCGCGCAGCTCGCCAAGCAGACCGGCACGCCGATCGACAGCGTTCGCGCATTCCCTGATCAGGTCAAGCAGCGCGCGGCCGTGGCGTCGACCGACTGGCAAGCGCTCGCCAAGCAATACCCGACGACCGCCGCGTTTTACCAGAACCTGAATAACGCCAAGATCGCGCACGACGACATCCCCGGCTTGCAGTCGGTCGAGCAGTCGACGGCGAATCTCGGGCCGGCGGGCAACACCGTGCCGCTCGCACCTGGCACGACGGGTTATTTTCAGCCCGACAATACGCCGCTGTCGTACCGCGAGCGGATCTCGAATTGGGGCCGCAACCTGCTCGGGCTCGACGCAGCCGAAGGCAACGCGCAGGGCGCGGGCGCCGCGCAGGCGTTCATTCAGAACTACGCGAAGCAGAACAACATCCCCGTCGGCTCGATGCGCGACGCCGTGGGCGGCATGTCGGAAATCCCGACGCAGTTCGCGCAGGGCTTCGAGAATTCGTCGCTCGCCGGGCTCGCGCCTGACGTCAACGGCCCGGCACAGACGACGGCTGGTGGCGTTGCGAGCGGCGCGGGTAACCTGCTCGGCTTCATGATCGGCGCACCGTTGAAGCTTGCCGCTGGCGCGGTTGAGAAGGGCGGCGCCGCGCTGCTTGAGCACACGGCGGGCGAGTCGTTCCTGAAGGCGACGGCGAAGGATGTCGGCGCGCAGGCGTCGACGCTCGGGCTCGCGACGGCGCTCACCGCGACCGGCGATGCACTGAACCAGAGCAGCCCCGAAGCCGCGCTGACTACGCTCGGCATGGCTGCCACGCACGGCGCCGAGATGGGCGGCGTCTTCGGCGCAGCCGGGCGCATCCTGCCTGACAGCACGGTCGTGCAGACGATCGCGCGAGCGGTCGGCGTCAACGCGATGATGGACGCGATCGGCGGTACGAACCCGTTCGACGAGCGCTCGACCGCACAGAAGGTTTTCGACTACGGGTTGAACACCGTATTCGCACTGCACGGTGCCGGGCGCGCGGCCGGCGGCTGGATGACCGACGCGGCGAAGGCGTCGACGGCAACGGCTGACGCGGCAACGCTGTCGGATCTCGCGACGTCAGCGGCAAACTCCAAACTGCGCACGCGCGACCCGCAAGCGTTCAAGGATTTCGTAGCGCAAGCGAACGAGAACGGCCCGGTGCAAAACGTCTATGTCGACGGCGCCACGCTCGCGAACGCGCTGCAGCAGTCGGGCGTCAAGATTAGCGACGTCGAAGCCACGATGCCGCGCGTCGCCGAGCAGTTGCCGACAGCGCTGTCGACGGGCGGCGACGTGCAGATCCCGGTCGAAGACTTCGCGACGCACATCGCGGGCGGCCCGATGCAAGACGCGATCATGCCGCACCTGAAGACCGACCCGGACGGCATGACGCAGTTGCAGGCGCAGGAGTTCTATCAGTCGCACGTCGACACGTTCAAGCAAGCTGCTGAAGGCGTCGTCGCGGACAAGCAGAACGAAGACGCGATCGCGGCGAGCGCGCAGAAGGTGCACGACAACGTGCTCGACCAGTTGACGCAGGCGAACCGTTTCCGGCCGGACGTGAACAAGGTGTACGCCGCGCTCGTGCGCGACAGCTACACCGCAGCCGGCGCCCGCGCTGGGCTGTCGCCCGAATCGATGTTCGAACGCTACCCGCTGCGGATTGCGGCCGACGAAGCGCCAGGTGCGAACGCCGTCGATCAATTGGTGCATCACGGGCAACTCGACTACCCGACACGTCCAACCGACGAACAACTTGACGAGCACCGCACCGATCTCGCGCTTAACGAAGGCAAGACCTCGATGGGTATGCACGTCATCGACGCCAACGACTACGCCCCGGAGTTGAATAAGAAATTCGTCAAA